TGGTGACGATCATCAATGCCACGTAGACACCACCACAGGGCGAGAGTTTGCAGGCAACGGTGTGGACTTTGGCGATCCGAGTGTCCCTCACATCTACGAGTGTGTCTATGACGGCGTGACGGACACTGATCTGGAGTCGATTGTTGACGGGGTTTCTCAGGCAACCAACACTAGCGTAGGACCAATCGGCAACACCTACTCAGAGCTGTCCATCGGCGCTGCTAACACCGACACCGTGTGGCCGCTGGAGGGCTGGATTGCGGCGTTCTGGCTTAGTGACGCCGAGGAGAGCAGTGGAGACCGGGACACGATTCGGGCGTGTCTCAATACCCGGTTTTCGATTTACTGATGCCGCTAAAGACCACCGCAAAACTCACCCAAGCAGCGCTAGCCTGCGCCCAGCGGACAGAGGCTGACATATCTGGACGCCACGACGGAGACGCGGCCAACAAGGGCGGCACCGCTGGCCTGGCTATCAACCGAGTGCAGTGGGGCTGGTGGTGGTCTCTGCTCATCGCTGGATTCATCGAGGACATCTACCTGACATTTGAGCCAAGGAGGAACGAATGAGAACCACACTTTGCTTGCTGACCGCGTTGCTGCTGTGCGCGTCAGCGCAGGCGCAGTACATACCGGGCGGGCCGATTTCGGTGCAGATCCCGGTCACCAACGCTGGCCCAGACGGGCCTGCCGACGCGACAGTGGCGGTGACGTTTCCGCCTGAGATGACCCTGGTCACCTGGACGTGTTCAGCACTGCCGCCAGCCGGGTGTACCGGTGGCAGCGGTGACATCCTCGACATGGCAGTCATCCCCAACGGGGTCACCATCACCTACGACGTCGACGCGGTGATCGCCATCGGCGCGAGCGGCAACATTCTCATCGGCTACGACGTCACGCTCACCACACCCGTCGCCATCGACCCCGATCTTGGCAACAACTCGACCACGACGTCGACCACGATCACGATCCCGCCAGTGATGGATCTCCAGATGGGCACTCCGATCATCACCGCAGCAGCCAGTGCCTCGATGCACTACTTCGACCTGTGGACCAACGACAGTGTGAATGCTCAGCTCGGCATCTGCGACATCGACGCCTGCCCCGAGGACCAGCGGGCAAGTATCGTCCAGCGCGTCAACGAGTCGTGTAAGGCACCGGGCAATACCATCGGCGACACGGGCCTGGCCTCAAGCTGCAAGATCGCCCTCATGGCCGAGAGCTGTACCATGTGCGCGGGCGGCGGTCAGGGTGGTGCGTTCCCGTTCCAGTATAGTCGCATCAACGTCTGCGACCCGGTGTACGTCAACGGTGCGATCTGCCCCAACGGCGGATCACTGGAGTTCGGCACGTAGGTTCTGACCAGTGTGTAAGCCACCAGACGGCGGGAGTCTGAACGAGGAGGTGAGGCATGAGTGTGACGAGTGTGAGAACGGAGACGATCGCCGTCACAGCCCACGACCGACCACGGGGCTGGGCATGAACGGCAGGGCGGTGGCTGTCCTGTCGTTCCTTCTTGGGGCTGGTTCGTTCTTTCTGATCTGGGTGTTCTCGCCTATCAGCGAGGTCAAGCAGAAGGCTGGCGAGCAGGGGGTGACGCTGGAGTTTCTAGCCAGGGGTCAGGCGACGTTGTTGGAGACCGAAAAGGCCCACGTCGAGCTGTTGAGTAGCATTGGCCTGGTCGACGCCGACCACAAGCTGCGGATCGAGATTCTGGAGAAGTTCGCAGCCGGACACGCGGCCGACAGTTGCGAGACGACCATGTGCAACGAGATGCGAGCCAACATCGCATTCTTGAACGAGCGTGTGGCCGAGTTCCACGGTGCAGTCCGACGACCGGTGACGGAGCCCAGTGGATGATCCGCATTACCGATCTCACCAACAACGACTGGGGGCTAGCCCTTTACCGGTGCTACCTGACCGGCGATGTGACCGAGCTGCTGGAGATGAAGGCCGAAGTGGAGGGGCGCGGCTACCGGTTCTCGCAGCGCATCATCATCGACGCCAGCGAAGGTCTCGACCGGCCTATGTTCCTGTTCTGGGGCGGGCACCCGTGGCTGGACGCACCGATCGACCCGGGGTTTACACCGCGCTGGGCGATGGACAAGTGCGTCGAGCTGGGCATCTACATACTGCCGGTCGTCTCTACCTTCCACCCGGCCAAGTCCGGCGAGTACAACGACGATCGACACGACGTCGCACAGTCGGTGATCAATGCTCTCTGGACCGCCATCATCAGCGGGTGGGGTCTGTGGATCGTCGCCTGTCAGGTCGACAACGAACCCTACACTGGCGGCGACGCGTACCCCAGAGATGAGTACGAGAGACGGGTGCGGCGTGAGGCCGCCCATATTCAGGCGCTTGGTCTCAAAGTCATTGCTACCAAGTTCAGCGGCGCTGGTGTCAGCCGTGACGAGCACATGGCGATCGGCGGCATCACGCATGAGTTCCCGCCGCTCTACGGCACCAAGACCATCACCGAGGCGTGGGAGCGGCCCGGTGTCAAGGACGGCTACGTCAGGTACACCGAGTGGGCGCTCGACCATGAGTCGCTGTGGCTGATCGGCTACAACTTCGGTTCCAAGTTCATCAAGCGTAAGCTCAGGTGGGGTGAAGGCTGGTACGAGACATTCCTGTGGGACGAGCGCGACCTGACGCCCAAGGGCGCAAAGGTGCTCGACATGCTAGGGGCAGTAGCAGACCCGCCACCACCGCCACCACCCGACCCGGTCGACGCGGCGTATGTCCTGGTCAATGACGTGCTGGTCGAGTGTGACATCCACGACGACATGCACGTCCGAGGGTCAGAGCGCAAACAGTTCCGAGAGAAGATACGAGGTCCTCTAAAACAGGTGCGACAGCTCCTCAAGCACCCTACAGGTGGTAGCTAGCTTGACAGTTAGATACCACATATGGTGGACTTGCCCACAGGAGAGCGCCAGTGGTCCTGGTGGCATCAAGGGCCTACGAGGCGGACCCGGAGCGCCGAGGTACTAGCTGATGGCGCTACCCGTGACAACTCCCACCAACGGACGCGGCAGACTACGTCGCGGACTCCACGCGTTGTCACTAGCGCTCGACCGCTACAACATGCGGACCCAGGCAGGGCTCACGTACGGCACCGACCGGGACCTGTACGCCACCCTTGGCTACAAGACAAAACTAGAGCCCAAGGACTACCGAGAGAGATACGAGCGGGGGGGTATCACCGAGCGCATCGTCGAGGCGTACCCGGGCGGCACATGGTCGGGCGGCGCTACCATTGTCGAGGACCCCAAGCCGGACGTCGACACACCTTTTGAGCTGGCCGTCGTCGAGCTGTTCAAGCGACTAGATGTGTGGTCGATCGTTCAGCGAGCGGACATACTCGCCGGGTTAGGTAGATATTCAGTGCTGCTGATCGGTGAGGCTGGAAAGCTCAACACCGAGCTGAAACGGGTCACGTCGGCCGACAAGGTACTGTACCTAACCCCGTACAGCGAGGAGTTTGCAAAAATCGAGAAGTCGGTCTCATCGACGTCAGATCCGAGGTTTGGTCTACCCGAGCTGTACACGCTGACGTTCGGCGATACCAAGCTCAACCGCAAGGTCCACCACAGCCGGGTCATTCATGTGGCCGAGGGGTTGCTTACTAACGATGTCATGGGCAAGCCGCGACTGCGGGCGGTGTGGAACTACCTGGACGACCTGGAGAAGATCGTAGGCGGTGGCAGTGAGGCCGCATGGAAGAGAGCCGACCCAGGTATCCAAGCCGACCTGGACCCGGACGTCGAGATGGACACCGACGACGAGGCCGCGCTAGAGGACGAGATCGACGAGTACATGCACGGTCTGCGCAGATTCATGCGGACTCGGGGTGTCAACCTCAACATGCTACAGACTCAGGTGGCAGCGTTCGGCGGCAACGCGACGGCCGTGTTGCAGCTTATCAGTGCTACCACCGGCATACCTCATCGTATACTCACCGGGTCGGAACGGGGCGAGCTGGCCAGTACCCAGGACCGCAACAACTGGAACGACCGCATCACCGAGCGGCGACGTGACTTTGCGATACCGCTAGTGTCGGCGCTGATCGACAAGCTCATCGCCATAAATGCTCTACCCGAGCCCAGCGAGTACGAGGTGACGTGGCCCGAGATCGAGGAGCTGGACGAGTCGGAGAAAGCGACCGTCACCGCTACCTTGGCCGGGGCCAACCAGAAACAGAAGGCCGCCGAGGGCGTGATCATCGTCACCGGCAACGAGATACGAGAGTCGGTGCTAGGACTAGAGCCGCTGGCCGAGGTGGTGGATGACGCCGACGACGCGCTGCCCGAGGACGACGAGGACCCGGACGAGATAGATACTGACGATACTGACGACACCACCGACATGCGGGCTGACCGCGACCCGAGCGAGATAGGCGCGGTTCAGCGAGTCGCCGACAAGCACCGACTCAAGGTAGCGCGTAGCTTCGTGTCTCACTGGGACGAGGTGGCTGAGGTCCTGGGCGAAAAAAAAAACTAGAGCTGATACGAATGGTTGAGCACAACAACAGCATGGGAATTGCCCGGGTCGTGCTCGGTGCCGTAGAGGCTGCCGAGGTTGACTTCGACGGGCTAGTTGCCGACCAGTTGCTGTCGACACTGGACGACGGCGGCATCGCCTCGCTGGGTGTAGTGAGGGGCAGGGGCTCGTGGACTCCCGAGGGTGAGACGCTGAAAACAGCACGGCTGTCGGCACCGATCAGATCAGCTCAGTTTCACCCGACGTTCAACACCGTCAATCCCCGGTCCGTCGAGTGGGCTAGTCGCCGATCGGCGGCACTCATTCGTGAGGTATCGGCTGAGACCAGAGCCGGTGTACGCGCCATGATCGCTGCCGGTATGGTCGAGGGCATACCACCGCGTCGACTGATCAACCTGATCGTACGTACAGTGGGACTACGGACTGACCAGGTGCGTGCGGCAGTCAACCTGTCAGCACGTCTAGCCGCAGCAAAGCCCGGGCAGATAGTCAAAGCAGGCGCACTCAAGCTCAAGGTCCCCAAGTCCGGCGCGAGCAAGTCGTGGATCAGCGCTCGACAACGCCAGTACATGGCGCGGCTACGTAGACAACGAGCCCTACTCATTGGCCGTACCGAGACGATGCACTCGGCCAACGAGGGCCAGCGACAGCTCTGGTTGCAGTCACGCGATAGGGGCGACCTGCCGTCGAGCGCCAAGCGTGAGTGGATCGTCACCCCCGACGAGAGACTGCGCGAGAAACACGCCGCGATGATCGGCCAGGTAGTCGGTATCGAGGAGTCATTTGTAGACCCCGAGGGCGGTGAGATCGAGCCTGGTGAGGAGCCCCACTGCCGCTGCGGTCAGGGCATCGCCAGCGACGCGTCGGTAGCTCGGTCGCAGTCCCAGCTACACGTAGGCCGCGAGACCAAGCGACTGGTCGGTGACGCGGCCATGACGGGTAAGCAGCTCGGACCGGCTGACATATTCAATTCGCTGCGCCGGTCGGAACAAAAGAAAATCAACGGGTACATAGAGCGTGCTGCTGCCAACGAGGCCGAGTACAAGACGATCATCGAGTCAGCAGCCAAGCGGCTGAAAATGACCACCGGAGATTTTCTTGATCCGCAACCTGGCAAGTACTTTTTCGGTCCTCTCAAGCAGGCCGACCGCATCGCTGAGAAAGCCATCATTGACTACAAGGGAGCACTCAACGAGGTCAGCGACGTGCTGCGTATGACCTACATGGTACGTGATCCCGACGACGCGATGAGGCTGTACAGACTGCTCGACGACATCGACGACCCGGTCGGACTCAAGAATCGAATGCTGGAGCCCGGCATGGGCGGGTACCGGGATGTGATATTCAAGGTCACTCTCAAGGACGGCATGAGAGCCGAGGTACAGATCAACACTCGGTCGATGCTGGTTGCCAAGGAGGGGCCCGGTCACAAAATCTACGAGCGCATGAGAGTGTTGCGAGACGACAGCGCCGAGTGGGCCGCGCTCAACAAAGAGTCCGAGGAGCTGTACGGCAGGGCATGGGCCGAGGTGTGCCGAGAGTTTCCGCAGTTCGCTGGCTGCAAGGCGATTACGGTAGGCGGCGAGTCGTACCGACATGCTGCCAGCGCACCCCTCTACTACCTCAAGGAGTCCGACATTCTCTATCGTCGCGAGGACGGCGACCCGGTGCGAATGCCCGACCAGGTGCTATGGCCGACCGGGTGGGCTCCGCTCATCGGGCAGTTGTCAATCTCACCATACGCTCACCCCACACCTACTACCCGAGGGTCAGCCGACGGCGGTGCTGACCCGCTACTACTCACCAAGCTGTCGCGCATCACAGTGGACGAAGCGGTCAGCATAGCTACTGGCAGAGGACTGCCTACCGACAAGTGGTAAAACACATGACCGAGAAACGATACCTCAGACTCACCGGGCTGGTAGACGTCGCGTCGATACGTACGGCCGAGTTCGACGACGAGACGCACGTGGTCGTGCCTGTCATCGCCTTGGTAGGCGACGCGGTGGTGCGACCGATGAACGCAAAGGGCTACGAGCTGGTGCCAGCCGAGCGACTAGCCGTAGCGCCCAAGGGCTGGAACGGTCGACCGGTAGTCCCCGACCATCCTGACGGCGGTACGTCGTCGGCGAACGAGCCCAGCATACTGGAGTCGTTCGCATTCGGTCAGATGTTCAATACGGTTTTCGAGGACGGCAAGCTCAAGACAGAGGCGTGGCTGTCGCCGTCGAGAGCCGAGAAGGTAGGCCAGGAGGCTGTCGACGTCATCTCTCGGTGTGAGGCCGGTGAGCTGGTCGAGGTCAGCGTCGGTGCCTACGTCTCAGCGGAGAAACAGCCAGGCGTACACGACGGCAGACGCTACGAGTACGTGTGGCGAGATATAGTGCCTGACCACCTGGCGATGCTGCCCGAGGGCGCAGAGGGGGCGTGCAGCGTCGAGATGGGGTGTGGGGGTCCGAGACTCAACCGAGCAGCCGAGCTACGCGCCGCGATCAAAGGAGACGACATGAGAGAGCCCACGATGTTTTCAAAGCTGCTCAGCGCCATGGGGTTTCGCCGAGCACAGGAAGGTACCAGCGACAGCGAGATCCACAGTGCGCTATGGGACGCACTACGCGCTGTCGAGCCGGGGTTCGACTACATCGCCGACGTGTTCCAAGACGATGGCACGGTCATCTACGTCACCATACCCGAGGACACCTTTCTGATGTTCCGTCGCTCGTTCTCGGTCAATGACGACGGCGAGGTCACCATCAGTGACGACGCCGAACAGGTCGAACCTGTGACAGAGTACAAACCCGTAGCCGCCGAGTCGGGTGATGACGGGGCTACTGACGACCCGGGCAATGACCCGGTAACCGCCGCGCAAGGCGCTGGGGACGAAGATGACGCGTCCGACAGCGATTGTCCGTGCAATAACACAGGAGAAAAAAACATGACTGAGAAGATCAGGGAGCTGGTCGCACGGTTGATCTCCAACGAGGCGTCACCGTTCGACAGTGAGGACGAGGAGACCCTGGAGGGTTTCTGTGAGAAAAAGCTGGAGGCCATGGCTGCCAGCTTTGAGGAGGACGACGACGGCGATGACGAGGGTGTCGACGACGACGCTATCGACGTCGACGACGACACCGATCCGAAGCCCAAGACGGAGGACGAGTGGATGGCAGAGGCTCCCGAGCCGCTGCGGTCGATGGTCCTCGACTACAAAGCCGAGGAAGCGTCACGGCGGGAGGCTCTCATCGAGTCGCTCAGCAAGGCGCAGACCGTCATCAGCAAGGAAGCGCTGGAGACCAAGTCCACCGAGGATCTCCGCGCTCTCGCCGAGCTGACCGAGGTCGAGACCGATGCGTATATCGGTCGTGGCGTAGTCCCCGACGACGCTGCCAACGATCCGCCGAGGCCGTACTCGATCGCTCTCAACAAAGGCGACGACGCCGCCGTCGAGAACTAGGACCCGCGAGGGTCGATAAGGAGCTATCATGGCAGTGACAAAGAACAACCCCAACACCATCCACTTGGGCGGCCCGATTACCCTGATCAACGAGTACGTTGCGCTCGGGGCGATCACGCCGGGAATGCTGGTCGAGTACCACAACGATTCCGGCACCCTCAAGTGGGATGTCCACGACGCGGCTGCCGATGTGCAGATCCCGTACGTGGCACTCAATCAGGCCGAACTCAACAAGGAGGTCGACGACGCGTATGCTGCCGGTGACCTCGTCGCCGTTGGCGCGTTGACAGTCGGCTCGCAGTTCTGGGGGATCATTCCTTCGGGGCAGAACATCAGCCCGGCCGCTTACCTACAGTCGAATGGCGACGGTAAGCTCAAGGCCGCAACCGCAGACACGGCCGCCGCCGCTGTCGCCAAGTTCCAGGCAGTCGAAACGTCTGGTGGCGCAGTGACCGCCGACACTCGTATTCGCGTCGAAGTGGTCCGCTAGGCCCCGACAGAGAGAGGAGAAAAAATGAGTAACCATGCAACACGCTTCCTGTCGGGAGACGCCCGAGGCCGGGCCCCGATGCCTGGACTGGGCAACGCCCTACTCCGCTGCAACTCGATTGACGAGCTGCGCACCTTGGCACCTTTGCCGAAGGACGCGCAGGAACTCATCGACCGCGCAGTGGTCAGAGTCGGTCTCGATCGGCTCATCATCGTGCAGGACCTCATGGCCGAGGGCCTGACCTATTCGCTGCCGGACCCGCTGTCGGTGATGGAACTCTACTGGGAGCGTGCCGACGAGATCGGTGACGCCCGCCGTGTGATGCTTCCGCACGCACGCGGTGAGGACCAGCTCGCCGAGTTCGACGGTCAGCGCATTCCGATCTACGCAACCATTGACGACTTCACGCTCAACATTCGCACCCTGCGTGCGTCCGAGCGTGCCGGTGCGCCACTCGACACTTTCCAGGTCGAGCAGGCAACCCGTCGCGTCAATGAGTCGATCGAGGATGCAGCGATCAACGGAGCAGGACTGGCGGTCGGCGGCAACAGCGCCCCGGGTCTGCTCGACGCTCCCAACAAGGGCACGTCCATCTACACGGGCGGCGAGGCTTGGGACGCGTCCGGTCACACTGGCGAGGAGATCCTCGGTGATGTGCTGGCGATGGTCGACGTCGCGCAGGCGGCCAAGAAGTACGGCCCCTACAACCTGTACATTCCCACCGAGTACGGCAACAAGCTGAACGCCGATTTCAAGGCCAACAGCGCTCTGACCATCCGTCAGCGCCTGGAGGAGCTGGAGGTCGGTGGTCGCAACCTGCGCATCCGTGTGGCAGACCTGTTGCCGGACGACCGCACCGCCCTGGTGCAGATGACCTCTGACGTCATTGACGTCATCGTCGGCCAGGAGCCTACGGTCATCTCGTGGGAGAGCGGCGATGGGTTCGTGCGTTACTTCATCGTGATGGCGTTCGTGGTCCCGCGTGTACGCGACGACTACGACGGCAACAGCGGCATCGTTATCGGCTACATCAGCTAAATAGCGAGGCCCTGTCTCGATGAACAAACCGAGCACAAGGGAGGTAGGTATGCTCGTCAGGCTGATCACCAAAGAAGGCAGTCACACGTACCAGTGTGAGCACGTAGAAGTTCTCGAAAGTGACGAAGGGGTCAGGGTGTCGGTACTCCCCAAGGGGCCGACACTCCGACTGCCAGAGGACGGAGAGAGAATCTACATGATGAACGATCGAGGAGACACGGTGGACAGCTACCGCTGGCCGCCAAAGGTACCCAAGGAGGTAGCACATGAGTAGGAGCCCGTACAGGTTGATTTCCGGTCGTCACGGTAGGTTTGAGGATCTGCCAGGCGGCAAAAAGAACGTCGTCTATGGCCCCGGTGACATCATCGGACTGACACCCGCCGAGGCAAAGAACCTTGCCGGTCGTGTCGTTCCACACACCGAGACGTCAGCGGCCGACGCCAAGGAGTGGGAGTCGGTAGTCAGCGGGTCGAACGCTCGCGAGCTGGTCGGTATCATCAAGGAGCTGGACGACGCCGACGACATCGCTGCTCTGCGACAGGCAGAGGAGGCGAGAAGTAGACCGCGATCGAGCGTGCTGAAAGCAGCCGACACGAGGCTGGCCCAGCTCGCCGAGTAAGGAGACATCGCGATGACAGCTACGTACGAGCCGTCACTACCGACTGACAGGGACTGGCTGCGGCTGACTATCGGTGACACCGCGACGGCTAGTGCGTTACTACAGGACGAGGAGATCGACGCGGTACTGACTGAGGAGGCCAACAAGCACCTTGCCGCAGCCGAATCGCTGTCGATACTCCGCACGAGGTGGAACTCTCAGGGCGCGGGCGTGCTGACCAAACAGGTGTCGAAGCTGCGTATCAGCTACGGCACCGACTCGTCAGCGGCAGAGGCACTCGACGCACGTATCAAGCAACTACGAGCCCGAGGCGCGTATCTGCTGTCGCCCACACCTGGAGTGCTCAAAGTGTTGTAGGAGGTAGGTAAATGTCGATGGTCGAAACATCGCGAGGACTGGTCCGTACGGTAGTGACCCTCACCCTGGTCGGCACCATGTGCGGGTGCGTGATCCTGTTCGCAGTCACTGGTGCGAAGGAAGCGCTAGAGGCCGCATCGTTCATCGGTGCCCCGGCCGGGTTTGTCATCAACGCGTGGTTTGAGGCGAGACGGCAGGAGCGGGCGAATGGGGGCTAAGTGGGTAGGGTTGCCGCTCGGGTTGGAGTTGGTCGGAGGACTGAGGAAAGCGATCTGGCGTACAGCCAGGGGGCTGACGTTCCTTTCCAAACACGGCCTGTGTAACGTACCTGCCCGATGGGTGACGGACCTGACGTCGATCCCCTGGTGGCTGGTGTGGAAACGACGCGAGGGTGATCACACACCGGCATCGGTCATTCACGATTGGTGCTACGCCAAGGGGTATGTGATCGGTGGGTTTGACGACAAGGTGCCGATCACTCGTAAGCAGGCAGATCGTATCTACCTGGCCGCTATGCTGTCGCTGGGGGTGAGGCCGAGGGTAGCCAAGTTGATCTATCGAGGCGTGCGGCTGGGCGGGTTGCTCGTGTGGCGTAGATACCGGAGGCGAGATAGTGGCTGACGCAACACTCGACATAGTCAAGGCGATGAGGCGCAAGACGATCACCGTGCAGCTCAAACGGGTGCCTGAGTTCAGGTTCCGAGTGAGAGTCGCCAAGCTGCTTATCCGGCTGGCGGGTCGAGTGCTGGGCGTCAACACTGAGGTAGTCGATGCCTAGCGAGATAGTCAGCGACCTGGCCGACCTGATGTCGGAGACGCTGATTGCCACGCCCGGCTACACTACCGGGTTCGGGGCGTTCGTAGCGTCGGGCACGGTGCTGAATATCTCGTGTTTGATCGAGGGAGACATCAAGCAAGTACGCGACCACTCAGGCGACGAGGCGGTGTCCAGCGTCCAGGCGCATCTCGATGGTGACTACAGTCTGACGACTACCAAGCACCGCTACACGCTGCCGTCCCGGTTCCCTGATCCGAGGACCGACATCGAAGCCATCGCGATAGAGTACGCGTCGGACGAGAACGGAGCCCACCACGCGGTGGTAATGCTGCCATGAGCGAGCCGTGGATAGAACCCGACTGGGTGGTCCCTGACTGGATCGCCACTACCGTGCCCGCGTCGACGGCTCTGTTGGCCGGGGTAGGCGACCACACCTACGAGGCGTCGCACGTGGTGCCTGTGCATGACGAAGTAGTCAGCGCAGATACTCACTCGACCACAGGAGGGTTGTCGACTCACCAGCAGCTCGCCGGTCGAGCGTCCCACTCATACGGAGCCAGCCTATGACCGTCAGCACCGACACCATCACGATCTACAAAGGTGAGGACCTAGACCTCGATTTCACCATGGACCCGGTCGAGGACATCACCGGCTGGGGCATCGAGCTGAACGTCAAGGGAGCGTCCGGCGTGCTGATCACCAAGACGGGAGTCATCGTCAGCGGCGCGGCCGGTACGTTTCAGTTTCCGCTCGTGGACACCGACAGCGACTCGCTCAGGATAGGTATCTATCTCTACGACGTGTGGCGCACCGACGCGGGTGCCGAGAGAGTACTGGCGGTTGGCGACTTCGCGGTAGAGGATGTAGCAAGGGTTGTGGTGTGAGAGCGTTTCTGGTCCTCGGGCCAGAGTCTACCGGTACGCGGCTTGCGACTCGCATACTGATGGCTGGTGGCTGTCACGGGTCAGACGGGCACTACCAGCCGGTAGGTAACGGGTTTGGGGATCTCGACCCGGTGGTGTGGCGGCGCAGCGTGCCGCACAATGACACGTGGCCGAAGTTGTCCCAGCTCGTAGCCAAGTGTGGTGGTCGTGAGGTCCACGTCGTCATTACTGTACGCGACTGGTGGTGTACTGCCATGTCGCAGGTCGCTGTCGGTCACGCCGAGACGCTGGAGCGAGCGATCGTCAATACACGCCGCGCCTACGGTCGGATTTTCTGCCAGGTGGCAACGCTGGGTATCCCGTACACCGTGCTCAGCTACGAGTCGTTCGTTCTCAACCCGCGAGAGACACAGACCGCACTACTACGATCACTCGGCTTACAGGTCCCTAGCGAGCTGGTGGTCATACGCAACGAGAACGACAAGCACTGGAGGACAGGTAGGTGAGCTATCAGGACGTGGTTGTGGACGGTGTACTAGTCAGGGGGCAGCGGGAGTGCGCTAGTCGGTGGGCGGCGATCAGTAAGGTGCTGGCGAAGTACGACCGGCGATTTACGGTGCTCGACCTGGGTGCCAGTGAGGGGTACTTCTCGCTGCGTGCCGCGTCGGAGTTCGACTGTGTGGCGGTGATGATCGAAGGCGGTAAGCAGCTACTATCACTGTGCAGTGAGAACGTAGGACTCGACACCATACTGCTCCAGCGCCGGGTGAGCATTCGCGATCTGGAGCAGCTCGCTACCTGTGAGCACTTCGACGTCGTACTGGCACTCAACGTCCTGCATCATTTCGTCGAGCCCGAGCGGGTCGTGCGTGCGGTCATGTCGCTCGGTGACCACACCATCATCGAGACGCCAGCACCTGACGACAGCGGTGCGTGCGGACAAGCTGTCATACCAGAGCTACACAAGCTACTAGCCGACCGAGGCGGGGACCTGATCGCTACTACTCGGTCACATGTCAGTGACACCTACCGTCCCATGTGGCTGTTCGACACTCCCAAGCGGACGATCACCCGAGCCTACATCGACGTCCCGCCACGCGCTCCACTCGGGCCTGTGCGTATCGAGTCCACCTACGACTACAAACAGATCACGTTCGACCGCAAGTCCGAGACTAGACCCTGGCTCCACGGCATCAACCTGCGCACCTACCAGATGCTGGGTGGGGCCTACCCGTTACCTGGTGACGTAGCCGACCAACTGGAGGCTGTCACCCTCAACGCCGATATACCCCACGGCGACATCCAACCGTGGAACTTCATCATGGACGGCGGCGACCTGTGGCTGATAGACGGCGGTGACGATCGCGCCATCTACGACGACGTCAAGGGGCTGGCGGCTACCGTACTGTCGGTCAGGAGCATGGAGTGAGAGTTTACGTCCAGCCCGAGCCCGAGGACCTGTCACGCGCCATGTACCGGGTGGCCAACGCACTGACGGTCCACGCACCGGCTCGCATCGAGATCGTGGACGACCTGGCCGACGCCGACCTCCAGGTACTCCACACCATCGGGCTGGGTGCCTGGCGGTGGATAGAGGCCCCCAGGTACGCGATGATTCAGTACTGCCTGACCAGCGCCCCGCCGACCCCAGATAGCCCGCGTACCTTTGACGGCTTGTGGGCCGACGCTGAGCTGGTGTGGAGCTACTACCCGATCGAGCACAGGCTCAACGGAACGCCGTTCTACCACGCGCCACTCGGGATTGATCACGAGTTCACCAAGTCCGCACTACCCACAAACCGCACGGTGGACGTGGTGACGTCTGGGTACGTGTCGAGCGCTCACGGTGAAGCGATCGAGGAGGTAGCTATCGCGGCTGGTCAGCTTGACAAGACGGTCGTACACGTCGGTCCGCCGTCAGTCGTCTACCCCAGCCCGCCGGGGTGGAACTCGGTATCAGGCATCAAGGACCCGGTATTGGCCGCGCTCTACCGACGCGCAAAGTGGGTGTCGGGTCTACGGCACACGGAGGGTTTCGAGCTACCGTGCGTCGAGGGGCTGGCGTGTGGGGCGAGACCTATAGTGTTCGACCGGCCCGACATGCGGCAGTGGTACGACGGTCTCGCTGTGTTCGTGCCCGAGTGTCACGGCGACGCGCTGGTAGACGAGCTGGTCAAGGTGCTGTCGACTACCCCCGACCCGGTGACCGATAACGAAAGGTCTAGGGTGCTGGATGTATTCGACTGGTCGAAAATAGCGGCCGGGTTTTGGGAGTGTGTATGAGCCTTGTCAAATACATGTCCCGCTACACCACCGACTACCTGGTGCTGGGGTCAGCCGAGGAGTTTGAGCGAGACATCAGGGGTCTGGTCGGTGTCGAGGACGCCGAGGTGGAAGGGTACGACGACACACTAGCCCAACGCGATCAGTCGGTGAAATTCTACTGGGGGCATAACCACGACTTCGGCACTTTCAAGATGGCGGGCATGATGGGTGACAGACATCTTACTATCGTCGGCGACTTCGTTGATCGCGGTGCTGAGTTCAAGGGCAAAAAGGTACTAGACGTCGGGTGCTGGACCGGTGGCACATCGCTGCTGTTAGCTGGCATGGGTGCCACGGTGATCGCCATCGAGGAGGTGCGCAAGTACGCCGATTGTATTCGGTTCTTGGTCGACTCGTTCGGGGCCGGTGGCCGTATAGGGGTGCAGCATTGCTCTCTCTACGACGCAGGCTCTGGGTATGCAGTCACCCACGACGGTACCTACGACTGCGTGCTGCTGTCCGGTGTGCTCTACCACGTCAGCGACCCCGTGCTCGCTCTGCGCATCTGCTACAACCGGCTAGGTAGTGGCGGTCAGCTACTCGTCGAGAGCGCGGGCATGGTGGGCGACGAGTCGGTGTGTCGGTACTCAGGACCTACCCAGGCGTTCGGTGGCACCATCGAGGACCGCAGCCGCGCCGGGTGGAATTGGTTTACACCGACGGCAAAGGTGCTCAAGCAGATGCTGCACGATGTCGGGTTTGCTGAGGTCGGTATCGAGTGGCACCGACACCGGCTGTACGCTATAGCAACCAAGCACGGTCACGTGGACATGCTGCGGGCCGGGCTGTCAAACAGGAAGGTAGGATGAAATGAGGATGACAGAGGTGGAGTGTAAGCAGAAAGTGATCATCGTGAGCAACCCAGACGAAGCGATGGCACTGATCGTCGAGGACGGCAAAGTGGTCAAGGCAACGTGTGCTGACTACATTGGAATGGATGAGCTGAGCGCGAGGTGTGCTGCCACCTCGGTGATGCGGTATGTGATCGGGACCGAGCCGCACCCAGAGACAGGTCAATCGGACGGGTACCCGCAGTCTATCGGAGTCAGGCCGACCGGCCTGGGGGTGGTAGCGTGAGGATCCTTTTTGTCGGCGATGCTGTTTGCTCGTCGGGGTTCGCTCGCTGCACCCACGCAGCTTGTGACGAACTCCACGCGGCAGGTCACGAGGTCCACGTACTAGGCATCAACTACTACGGCGACCCACACACATACCCGTACCCGATCTGGCCGTGCTTCCAGCCGCTGGACAGCGGCCGTGACCCGTTCGGTAGTACCCGCCTGCCAACGATGGTGAGAAAGCTACAGCCCGACGTGGTGGTGTTGCTCAACGATCCGTGGAACGTACCCGCGTACATGAAGGCGCTAGACGCTGACGGCGAGGAGTTCGCGCTGACCGGCAAGGCAGGACAAGCGGACAGAAACATGCCACCGGTCATCGGCTGGCTGGCGGTCGACGCAAAAAACCAGCGCGGTGATGGTCTCAACGATCTAGCCCACGTCGTCGTGTGGACCCAGTTTGCCGCCGACGAGCTACAGGCAGGCGGCTACGAGGGCGGGTGCTCGGTAGTACATCTAGGTGTCGACCACACCGTCTATGCGCCCGCCGAGGACAAGGCCGAGTGCCGCAGACGCACGTGTCCGCCCGACATGCCCGAGGACGCGTTTCTGGTCGGTGTCGTTGGTCGCAACCAACCGCGCAAACGACTCGACCTGACCCTGGAGTACTTCGCCGACTGGGTCAACCGGTTCGACGTCGACAATGCCCAGCTCTATCTCCACGTCGCGCCGACCGGCGACAAGGGCGTAGACATCGGCAGCCTGGTCAGGTACCACGGGCTCAAAAACAAAGTGATCGTGGCGACTCCCCACATCTCTGCTGGCGTATCGAACGAGCACATGGCAATGGCCTACAACGCGTTTGACGTCTACCTGTCGACGTCTCAGGGCGAGGGGTGGGGGCTACCTGCCCTGGAGGCGATGGCGTGCGGTGTGCCGTGCGTGGTGCCTGACTGGTCCGGTCTCGGTGACTGGGTAGGCGACGCGGCGGTCAAGGTATCCTGCACATCTACGGCTCTCAGTGCTCCTCTCAATGGTTTGGCGTATACTGTTGGCGGCGTTCCAGATCGTTCCGGTACGATGTGGGCACTTCAAAACCTGTACCGGAGCAGCGATATGCGAGCGACCTACCGCGAGCGCGGACTCAACCTAGCCTCACAGCACTCGTGGTCCCAGGCAGGCAAGCAGTTCAGACAGGTAGTCGAGTCGGTCGTCACTGTCGACGCCGTAGGAGGAAAAACAGCGTGACGTTTGTGCTGAAAGGGGTAGACGCGATGAGGCGCAGGATTCTGCAACTCGCCCGTCAATTCCCTGGTCAGGTCGACCGAGCACTGGGCAACGAGGGCGAGCTGGTAATGACCCGGTCGAAGCGAGACCACGTGCCCGTCGACCTCGCCGCGCTTATGAACTCCGGTCACGTCGACCCGCCCAAGCGACGCGGCAAGGACGTCGAGGTCAGGCTGTCGTACGGCGGACCAGCAGCCCCCTATGCCGAGGCGGTACATGAGCATCCGTCGTCGCACTCACCGCCGAGCTGGCAGGGTGTGGTCGTAGTGTTTCATCCTAGTGACCGAGGACCCAAGTATCTACAGCAGCCGCTGATGGACGCCGTCGCCGGTATGGACAATCGAATCGCCATGGAGCTGAGGTTGTAAATGTCGACTCGCTACCTGGAGATACTCGCACTCCAGCGGCCGTTTCCATTCAACACGGACGCCAACAACAGGATCATGTTCTCGGTCAATTTCGAGGCGCTGGCCGCAGCTCCGTCCGACGACTGGGAGCAGGAGTTGGTCAAGCTACTGACCACGGCCGGACTTGCTACCTTCGGCACCGACACGTTCATCGGTCCAGGTAGCGACCCGCCGTCTGGAGCAGGCCCGTACATCACCATCATAGACACTGGGGGACGAGCCCCCGACGAGACACACAACGGCTCGATCTATGAGCGACTCTCCGCTCAGATCGTCATCCGAGCCGTCGACTATCAAGTGGCCCGTACGCGAGCCCTCGCCGTGTGGAGAGAATTGCACGGCCAAAGGAATGTCACAGTGGCCGCATAACCGTCAGGAGGTAACACAATGACACAAGCTGTAGCCGGTCATGGCGCAACGATCGCCATGGAGCAGGACCCCACCGGGTCGCCCGGCGTGTTCACGGTCATCGCGGAGCTGAATGGTGACATCACACCGCCAGCTCTCACTCGACCGGAAACTGAGGTAACCCCTCACCAGGACACGATCGACTCGTGGGTGCTGGGTGGGTTGACTAGAGGGCCCTTCTCGTTCTCGGTCAACTACATTTTCAACACCGCGACGCACGACCACTCGACTGGTCTGCACTACGCAATGATCAACAACGAGACCCGCGGTTTCCGTTTCCGTGGCCCTGCCGGGTCAGCCGACACGGACGAGTGGATCATGTCTGGTCAGGTGCAGAACATCGAGCAGGTCAACCCGGTCCGTGAAGGTGCGCGTAGTGCCGCCATCACGGTCAGGCTGTCCGGCGCAATGAAGGTCGACGGCACCGCCTTTGGTGTGTCGAGCTAACCATCAACCAACGAGGTAGACACAATGACACCCGAAAAGAAGGTAGGCACCACGCAGGCACGTGTACTGACGGCAGCAGACATTTTCAAAGGACCAGAGAACAAGCCACTCCCACTCAAGGACATGGACGGCATCGTCTACATCAAGCCGCCCTCCGCTGGGTCGGTGCTGGCATTCACGGAACAGAAAGAAGGCAGGGCACGCAACGAGTCACTCCTCAAGCTGATCGCCGAGGGTGTCGTCGACGAGAAGGGAGACCCGCTTTTTGACGACAGCGTGGCGGTCGAGGATCTCAAGAAGATGTCCATAAGCGTGTTCAACGAACTCGCTACCGCCGTCAGCTCACTGGCAGAGGAAGGTGTAGAGGAGACAGAGGGAAACGGATAAAGCGGAGCGACTGGCTCCGCTTCGCATTCAAACTCGCCAAGGAGCTGGGAATATGGGACGTTCGCGGGATGCTGTCAGCCATGACGTGGCAACAGCTTGTCGAGTGGTCGTGGTACGACCAGCTCGATCCGTTTGGCGAGATGCGAGCGGACCTACGCATGGGCTCGCTCGCGTCGACGATCGTCAATACAGCCGCCGCTCAGGCAGGCGGTCGTGGTGGGTCGGTACCGTCGGACTTCATGCCGAAGTTCGACAAGGTCGCTACTACAACCGGCGCACGTCAGCCCCTCACCGAGACGTCCGACTGGTCGGCGCTAACCGGTCGACTCAAGGACGAGTTCGCTGCGGTAGAAGTCAGCGACACCAAGGAGTCAGTAGATGGCTAGCATAGGCACAATCGAGGGCCTGATCCGTCTACGTGACGAGTTCACTGGGGTACTGACTAGAGCATCCACCCAGCTCCAGCAGACCGGCGCGAAGGCCAAGCGCATAGGTCAGATGACGTCCGAGGCCGGTAGTCAACTGACCCGGGCAGTGACACTACCTCTGGCGGCAGTCGGCGGTCTAGCGGTCAAGGCGTTTGGTGATTTCGACGATGCGATGACCGGGTCACTAGCCATCATGGGCGACGTCAGCGAGACGATGCGTGACCGGATGGGTATGACCGCTCGCGAGGTAGCCAAGACGATCGACGTGAGCGCCAAGCAAGCAGCCGAGTCGTACTTTTTTCTGGCGTCTGCTGGACTGGATGCTGCGGCGTCGGTCGAGGCGCTACCTGTCGTCGCCAAGTTCGGACAGGCCGGTCTGTTCGACATGGCACGAGCCACCGACCTACTGACTGACGCACAGTCGGCACTGGGGCTGACTATCCGCGATGATGTAGTTGCCAACATGACCAACATGTCGCGGGTCAGCGACGTTCTGGTCAAGGCCAACACCGTCGCCAATGCCTCGGTCGAGCAGTTCGCTACCGCCCTCACATCCAAGGCCGGTACCGCGATGAAGCAGCTCAACATCGAGGTCGAGTCAGGCGTCGCGGTTCTCGCTGCTTGGGCTGACCAAGGCGTCAAGGCCGAGCTAGCCGGTGAACGGTTCAACATCGTGACCCGCGATCTCCAGCGGTCGTACCTGGCCAACAGACAGGCATTCAAGCAGTACAACATCGAGGTGTTCGACGCTGCTGGCCAGTTCCGCAACATGGCCGACATCATCGAGGACCTGGAGGGTGCGCTGGGCGGCATGAGTACCGAGCAGCAAAAGGTCGCTCTCGGTACTCTAGGCTTTCAGGAACGGTCGGTACAAGCCACCAAGTCACTCATCGGTCTCAGCGACCAGATCAAGGACTACGAGACCAAGCTACGCGCTGCTGGGGGTATCACCGAGGAAGTCGCCAACAAGCAAATGCAGTCGCTGTGGAAGCAGTTGAAATTGGTCAAGGACCGTCTCGTCGACGTCGGTATCACCCTCGGCCAGTCCCTCGGTCGGTCACTACAGGAGTTCGCCACTGGCACGCTGGTGCCGATGATCGACAAGCTGGCAGGACTGGCCAAGTGGTTTACCGACCTGCCTCGACCGATACAAAATACGGTGTTCGCCATCGCCGCTATGGTTGCTATCGCGGGTCCGCTGCTGATCGTGCTGGGCGGACTGATCACCGCGTTCGGGTCGATCGCTCCCGCCATGGGGTCGGTGCTGGCGTTCATCAGCGGCCCGGCTGGGTGGATAGCTGCCGGGGTGGCACTGCTGGCTACCTGGAAACCCATACGCGACTTCGTCATCAGCCTCGGGTCGCAAGCTATTTCTGGGCTGACGAAGTGGATCGGCGTGCTGGTGAGTAGGGTACGTGAGTGGTGGGCGTCGACCGCCGACGCTCGCAAGTTTCTGGCAGCTCTGGCCCGGGTCATCATGGCCGACGTGGTAGCAGCCGTCAGGGTCGTCGTCGGCTGGGTCAAGTCCCTGGTCACCTGGCAGATCAACCTCAACGTGGCTATCGTCAAAGCCGTGGTCCGGTTCCTTGAGTGGTCCCACATAATGGACGTCGTACGGTTCGTCGGCCGCGCTCTGGTCGACAACATAAAGCTGATCTGGGACTGGATCAAAAAGGCCACCAGCGCCATCGTCGGATGGGTCGGCGGGCTCGACGGTATCGTGCGGGTTCTGCGCATCGCCAACCCCGCTGCCGCTCTGATGATCGACAAGCTCAAGGAGTGGGCAGAGAAAGCCAAAGCCAACGCGGCCGCTACCGAGGAGACCAAGGAGAAGGTAGCCGAGCTGGGCGAGACCATTACCGACGTAGCCAATACGATCGACACAGCGACCGACCAGCTTGACGACTTCGGCGGGTCGATGACCGCGCTAGGAGCCGACGCCAAGGCTACTAAGGAGGCGCTAGAGAACGAGCTAGCACAGATACGTGTCCTGATGTCGGCGCACCGCATGGGCGGCAAAGCAGTCGAGGATCTGACCATTCATTTCGAGGCGCTCAACTCGGTGATCAGCGACACCGTGTCTGTCGAGGAGGCGATGTCGGGCGGCCTGGTCGAGCTGGCCGAGAAGGTGATCAGAGGACGCAAGGCTCTACAGGACATGTCGACTACCGCCGATCGGACCGTCCTCAACATGACTCGTCTCCAGGGCGCGTTCACCGACAACAGCCGAGCGATCGAACAGAACGCCGAGCGCTACGAGCTACTCAGTCGCACCAGCGCCGGGGTAGACAGGTCGCTATCGGATCTCGCTCTGCTGATCAACGAGCTGACCCTGGCGATGGCTCGCGGGATCATTACCGAGAAACAGTTTGAGGAAGCCATGCAGCGCCTGGCTACCGGCGTCGACGACACCAAGTCGATTTTCGCCGACATGGACCAGGCGTTTGCCCACGCCATCGCCAACATGATAGTCAACGCCCGGTCACTTGGCGACTCGCTGAAAGCGATGTTCGAGGGTCGAATCAAGCAGGCGTTTACCAGCCTCGTGTCCTCCATGATCAAGGGGTTTGGCAAGGCGATGGCGGCTGGCGACGGGTTCAAGAAGTCCATCGCTGCTGCCTTCGGCGCGGCCAAGAAAGCGGCCAAGGCAGCCACCGCTGGCGTCAAAGCGTACGCGGTCGTGTGGGCGGCCGTGATCGTCGCGGTGGTGGCGATCTGGAAGCGGCACAAAAAGGCCGCTATCGACACCGCCAAAGAACTAGCCAAGTCGTGGAAGGTCGAGATCAGCGACAAGCTCGCCAAGGACATCGACAATCTGGCCAAGCGTCTGGGCAACCTCGCCGCTGCTTTCCGCCAGCATCTGCCACGAGCCATCCGTGAGGCCAGCATCTCGTCAGCCAGCGACCTGCGCAAGTTCATCAATCTGGCCGCGTTCATACTGTCGGACTTCTCCCGTAGGCTGATCAGCGCTCGCGAGGCAGTGACGGCTTTGAGTGGGTCTATCGGTGGTCTGCTGGACGCGTTCAGTAGCGCGGGCGGTACCATACTTGAACTCAACGGCATCGCCAACCTGTTTCTCTACACGATCAAACGTGTCGAGATGGGTGTGCTGGATGCCTCACATGCTACTAGCTTGTTGGATAAGTCGTTTGACCAGTTCGTCGAGACCGCCCTGACCATGGGTGACCTGGGGCTCAGAGCCATACAACGAATCACCGCCGCAGCCAAGGAAGCGGGCGTAGAGTCCGAGGCGATTACCAACCGTCTGATCGAGGCCCACAAAGAACTAGAGCGGCTACTGGAACAGCGCAGTCAGTTTCTCGTCGACCAGGCCCGGGACCTGTTGGCTGCTGTCGACGACATACTCGCCAACCTGGGCAAGCGCGTGTTTGACGTCGATTTCTCGCTGCCCAACATCAGCGGTATGCGAGACATCGAGTTTGCCGTCACCGCCATCACTCAAGCCTTCAACGCCATGATGCTGGCCGGGGCTCCGCTGTCGGAGATCGTCGCCACCATCAGCGCCGCGCTCGACAAGCTCCAGCAGCGGGCCACTGATCTTGGTCTCAAACTGCCCGAGCCCTTCCAGCGCCTCTCCGAGATGATGGACATTCTGTCGAAGGGTCCTATCAAGCGAATGATCACCAACCTTGAGGGGCTGGCGGCTGCGGCACAGGCGGCAGGCAACATGGGTATGCTGACCGCTGAACAGTTTGATCTATTTGGCGATCGGCTACGTAAGGCTTTTCGTCGTCTCAAGCGCGGTGGTTTGTCAGGGGCCGAGGCACTAGCCGCCCTGGCACCGCAGCTCCAACTGCTACGCGACCTCTCGCAACAGTACGGTTTCGAGCTGGACAAGAACACCCAGAAACTCATCGAGCAAGCCGACGCGGCAGGGCTACTTACCGACAAGCAGCTCTCGACCGAGGACATACTGATGCGCGGGTTCGACCGGATGCTGGAGGCGCTGAATGCCCTTATCACGGCGCTCGGTGGCGTGCCCGTAGCGCTGGAGGACTGGGAGCGAAGGACAGACCGCCCGACCGAGGATGTCGAGAAAAAGTTTGACAGTCTGGGGGACACCGCCACCACTGCCGCCAAGGCCGCCGTTACCGCCTGGGAGTGGGCGTTCAACCAGATCGCCAAGGCCGCCGAGGGACTGGCGACCATCACCATCACGGTCAGCGGCAATGTCGCCGACGTCGTGACTGCCCAGCACGGCACCGGTATGTCCGACTTCGGCAAGGGCACCGTCGCCGTCCTCCACGGCCGCGAGCAGGTAGTCACCCAATCTCAGGGTCAGGGCATCGCCGCCATGGTGGCTGCGGCTATCGGTGGTGGTGGTCGAGATCCGCAGCTACAGGAGATCGTCGACTCGATCGGGTTCTTGTCGTCGTCGCTGCACCGCCAGCAGGCAGTACTCGCCGTCACGGCCAGGGACGCGATGATCAAGGGCACGACGGGGTAGGTGAGGTAGTAGTGTGGCAAACAGGATCTACATTCGCATCGAGGTCGAGCTGGCGGGTAGAGGTAGCGGCTGGACAGACATCTCAGCCGACCTCCACGGGCCCAGCGGCATTGACGGTGCCCGAGGGCTGAGCGGCGACCCTATTGACAGAGTTGCGACTACCGGAGTCCTGACCTTTACTCTCATCAACTCGACAGCGAACTCGGCCGGACTTCTTGGCTACTACTCGCCGGGACACGCCAACTTGCGGTCGGGGTTCGCTGTCGGAATTGGTGTGCGTGCGTCGGCCGTTCTCGCACAGCCGGGTATCGGGTGGATCGAGTCGGACTGGATAGAGGAGGACTGGATCGGCCAGGACCCCGACCCGGTCGTCACGCCACTGTGGACAGGACAGATCACACGCATCACCCCAGGTACTGGCCAATACCTCTCGCGCCTGGTTCTGATCGAATGCCGCGACTACATCGAACAGCTCGCCAGTCGCCGACTATCCGGTCTAGCAGTGGCCCAAGGTATAGCCGAAAGCGACGCGTTCCAGGCGGTGATCGACGAGATGCCGATCGCCCCTCGCGACACCCTGGTGACCAGTGGGCCCGACACGTTCAACTTCGCATTCGACCTCTCACGAGACGAGCGCACCGTACCTCTACAAGAACTCCAGCGCATCGCGGTGTCGACGCTGGCGGTGGTGTGGCTGACGGGTGAGGGCACCCTGGTATACGAGCCGAGAAACCAGATCCGTGCCGACCCGTCTAACCCACTGACACCCGACATCGCGTTGACCGAGGCGGACTTGCGCAATGCGTTGCCACCAGAGGTAGACGACCTGTCCGTCGACATCATCAACAAAGTACAGACGATCGTCACTCCCCGTAGCCTGGACATCGTCGGTGGCCTTGAGGTGCTGTATCGAGCGGTGCAGGCCATTCCGTTTGGGCTGGGCGTGACCGAGTTCAGAGGTCTGTTCACCGACCCGGACCAACGGGGGTTTCGGGCCGGTGGCATAGGAACGGTAGCGCCGGTAGCGTCGACTGACTACGTATTCAACACCGAGGAGGACGACAGCGGCACCGACATCACCGCACAAGTCGCAGTCACGTCGGTCGCCAGCGGAAACTCGGTCCTGTTCACCGTCAACAACCAGTCCGGCCGCACCGCGTGGGCTACTACTCTCCAGTCGCGTGGCTACGTCATCACCGCCCAGGAACGCATCACCCTGAAAGCTACTGACGACGTGTCTATAGCTGCGATAGGCGAAAACCCGCTGACTGTCGACATGGTCTATCAGTCAAACATCTCGACCGCCCAGGAACTCGCTTACTGGCTGCTACACGTCCTATCGCAAGCGGCCAGGCGTCCCAGGTCGATACCACTGTGGTTGGACCCTGACGACCTCACCAGGGCCCAGGAAGTACTAGATCGTGACATATCCGATGTGGTGTCGATGACCGAGACCATGACGGCGCTCGACGGCGATGAGCGGTACTTCATCGACGCCATCGGGTTTCGGGTAATGCCCGACCAGACGGTGTGGATAGAGTGGATGCCCACGGTCGCCAACGCTGAGCGGTTCTGGCATCTGGGCGTGGTCGGGTTTGGTGAGCTGGGGGTGAACACCCATCTAGGGTTTGACAGCAACATCGCATTTTCCACCGACCAACACCTGACCACAGGCGGCAGCCAAAAGGACACCGACGTCTACACCACCGGGGTAATCGCTCCGACGGCCGACGCGCTGATACTCGTGTGGGTGGCGTACGGGAGAAGTGACAGCACCGTGCCCAGCTCGCCTACCCTGTCCGGCAACGGTCTGACCTGGGTCGAGGTGGCGAGCGTGAACTACAAGGCGTCCGGTGATACACCCGGTGCCCAGCGTCGACGGCTGACGTTGTTCCGGTCCATGGGCGCGGGGCCTGCGCCTGGTGCGGTCACGATCACGTTCTCAAACGATCAGACGGTGTGCTCGTGGTCTATCGCCGAGTACGTCGGGGTCGACACGGGCGGCGCACAGGGTAGCGCGGCCGTCGTCCAGTCAGCTAGTAATTCCGACAAGGACGTATCCTCTATCGCCGTCACCCTGGCAGCATTCGGCGACCCGCTCAACCGACCGGCTATGGGTGTTGGTCTGCGCGGGTCGGATACACTAGAGGAGGAGGGCGGGTGGACGCTGATAGGCCGACGTGCCACCAAGGAGTCGATCATGTCGGCGTGGAAATCCGACAGCACGGACACGAGCTGTACCGCCCTGATACCGGGTGCCAGTGGCCACGTCGGAGCAATAGCAGTAGAGATCAAGTACGCGTAAAGGAGCACACCGATGGCATGGGTAGACATGGTAACCAGAGCACTGAGCTACTTGGTGTCTCCGACCGACTGGAACACTGCGGTAGGAAATCTCGACCACTTGCGCGAGGGAGTAGTGGGCAAGGCGGCTGGCTTCACTATCGACCCGACCGAGGCGGTCATCTACATCGTCGACACGTCGGGAGGTGCCAGGCAGGCGACGATACCCGCCGCCACTATAGTCACCCAGGTCACCGTCAAGCGAGAGGGCGCGAGTAACGTGACCTTCACCGGGGCCAACGTCGACGGCGGCGCACTGGCTACCTTGAGTGTTGACTACGACTGGGTGACGATCGCGTCAGACGGATCTGCCTGGTACATGATCGGGCACTCGTAACACAACCAGCAAGGAGAGCACCATGGAAGTACCCAAGCACCCGGACCTCAGCGAGCACGAGTCCGCCATTTACTGGGGCGGGCTGGGCATCCTGCACACCCGCTACGTAGCGCCATCAACCGGGCTGGAGCGGCTCATCATTGAGGCGGCTTTCGAGGTAGTCAAGGAAGAAGGGCGCAAGTTCATCGACAAGCTCGACCCCACCGACGACTGATGGCTAACGGCCGCATCAAGATCGGCCCACTGGACATGGCGCTGCCTCACTGGGGCATCGTCGGATTCACTCTGCTGGCTCTGGCAGCGAGTATCGGGTGGCTCGGGTTCAAGGCGTGGGAGCGTATCGACAAGCGCCCACGCGTGACCCAGGACTACCTCGTGCAAGCGGCCGAGATGCAGAAACACTACACCCGCGACCCGCCACCTACCGACGAGTTCAACCTGCTAGACGGCCAGCTCAACATCGAGTTCTATGGTGGGGCACTAGGTGACAAATGTGTCGCTACCACACGCGGCGGTATTACCCGATTCAGTCTCGACCCGACCAGAAAGCTGGAGGTGATCACCGCAGCATACGCCCAGCGCGCCGAGATCCTGCTGGCCGGGTTCGTCGGGCGTATCGCGTGCCCGTGGGAGTACGGGTGTCCACGAGCTGGTGCGTGCTACCACCACGGCGAGGACCTGTACAGCGGTCAGTTCACCTGGTGCTACGGCGAGCAGCGCGGGTGTGAGGTCGACGTGTGGCGACGGTTTCCAGACGGGTGTACGCATGTCCAGATATGGAATCGGTGCGCGTCAGGCTGGGGCGGTGTGACCTGGCGCTGCTGTCTGCACTGAACACAAAAAGGGCGACGGCCGCCCACGGAGCCCGTCGCCCACCTGGCTGGGGGTGTCTACCTACCAGCTCAGGCGTCTCTGTTCAGCGCCTTGTACCCTGGCCGCGCTTTGACGTAGTCGCGTGACTCTCTGAGGCCCCACCCGGTCATCTGCATGACGATCTTGATCGCCTCGATCGAGCGCCCGCGACTGAGCTGGTTGTCCACTGCGATGTCCATGTCCAGTCGGCCGCCCAAGTCAGGGATCGGGATGTGGTGCTCGGTGATCGTCTCGATCAGCAGCTTGTGGTACGTCACACTGCGCTCGGCCTGAGCACGCATGGCTCTCACCTTAGCTCTCAAGAACCACGGCCACCAGTACCGCCACCCTGTCAGCGGTGCGCTCATCCGTCACCTCCTATGCGCCACCGCTCCAGCTCACGTAGCCGGTCGTCCAGCCGGTCGATTCGGTGAACGGTTATCGCGTGGGTTGAGTACAGCAGTGCGATCCTGCGCTCGGCACGCGCAAGCACGATAAAGACGACCATCAGCGCGAGCGCTAGCAGCGTCAGAAATGCAAACACGATTACGGTAGTCATGCCTTGCCCTTCGACACTTTCCAGTACGGCGCTGACTCGGTGGTCACCGTCGCCTCCTCGATCACGTCCATGCCCACGCCAGCGTCGAGTAGTTTCTCCTTGCTGATGGACGATCGCTTGGTGGTGGACTTGAGCATGTTCCAGCCCGGGCCCGTGATCTTGATCGCACGGATACGCGCCCGCCTGGTCAGGTCGGCCAGGTCGTCACGTAGTCCATCCTTGATGGTCTCCAGCGCGTTGAGCTGGGTCTGGGTCTCTCGGATCTCCTCGCATATCGAGGTGATCTGTCGCCGTACCTTGGCGTCCTTGATCTCGTCGATAGGCTTACCGGGGATTGTCGTCATTGCTCACTCCTTCGCTCGGCCCGTGACCTTGAGCGTGTTCTGGTCGATGATCCGACCGCAGGCGGCGCAGACGTAGGACACACCGTCCCACGGACCATCTATGGTGGGCTCGATCTCGGCTCCGCTCTCGTCGCACGGATAGAACCCGGAGCTGTGCTCGGTGTTGCGGCAGACGCACACCCAGCCACCCGCCGTCTCGGTGATGGACTCGATTGGTGCGACGACGGGCGGGGCAGGCATCGCGCCACCGGTCGTCGGGTTTCTAACCCACGTCATCGGAGTCCCGCCGCCCGCTTGACTGTCGCCACGATCCGCCCCTCGCGCCGCTTCCGCTCGCCCGGGGTCAGACCGACGATGGACAGCGCCGGGTTGGCCTGCTGTCTGATCATCTTGGGACCGTAGGTGTTGCGCGGTGCCCGGGATGTCCGGTTTTTGAGCTGGTTTCGCTTCATGTCGTCCCTCCTTCTAGGGATGATGGTGTGTACGTAGGAACCAGAAATGCTTTCTGCTCCGGGTCGGCGTATCGTCTGATCTCTCTGACTCTAGGCCCGTCGGGCACCAGGCGAGAGATCCTCAACCCGCCTCGTGGGCCGTACTCTGCTTGCTCCCAGGTGTCCGGCGATCCAAGGATCATGAAACCGTCGTTCCCTTCCATCCACGACCAGTCGGCCGCCAGCTCGTGTAGTGTCGTCTCGCTCATTACATACAGAGAATACACGACCGGGGGGGTGCCTGTCAAGCACCCTATAGCTTGCTAATCCGGGCAATACCGATGGTCGACCTCCGGCAATGGTTCTAGCCGTCGGCAGTGGTCCGCTACCAACTCGCCCAACATCGACAGGCTAATCCCCCACTTCTCGCATAGCTGTGTGAAGGTCAGACCGCGAGAGTGGATCTCGTGGCACAGGATCTCACCGAAGCTACCACCACAGCCGGTCGAATGGTCGAAGTACTGGCGCTCAATCTCCTCACGGAGCATGCACAGGTGGGATTGCTCTACTTCGGTCACTTAGATCCAAACTGAGCCACTACCGCAGCTTGTTTCTCACTCGCCTGAAATGACCCTTGTACGACGCCGCCCGCCGTTCTTGGTGGGCCGCCCGGTGCATTGCCGAGTAGTACCTGGACTCGGCGCTCGACAGCTTGCCTTCCAGGGCCGCAACCTTTTTCTCCAGCTTCTGATTGTCGGTCGACGTGAACGCTTGCCGTGGCCACTTACACGAGGTGTTGGGGCACCTGAATGCTCGGCCGTCCTGCCTACACTGGCGGTAGAACTCGGCCGATACCCCAAACACCATGTGACAGCTACCGCACTCGATCGAGGTCATACTGCCTCCTCAACGCCGACCTTGGTGCGCCAGTTGCAATCACTAAACGTCGAGTACTCACACGCCGGGCAGCGCTGAGCGTTGAGCGGTGCGCACATCATCATCCTTTGCCAGCGCTCCCTCACCTCGTCGGCGTTCATCGGGTTGCTGTTGTTCAGCTCGGTGCCGCATGTCTTGCCCTCATGGATGTTGTCGCACCGAATCACGAACCGGTACCGCTTGCTGTCCTCGACCTCTGCCCTGTCGGTGATCAGCAAGTCCGCTCCTGCCGGTACGGCCACGATCGTTCGCTGAGTCTTGTCATAGACCAGCTTCGTACGCCCGGGTCGGCGTTCGGCGACCGCCTGCATGGCTTCGCGGATCATCGTCTGTTGTTGTGGATCACGGTTGGTCATTAGGCGCTCCTCATAGTCACAGTGCCTCCTCCCACACCAGTTCCCAGATACCCGTGACCTGGTAGGGCGTGCTGACGGCCAAGGGGCCTACGGCCTCTACTCGATGCTCGACCACGACATGGGCCAGCCGCCACTCGTTGTTTGGGTCTGGTGGTATCGGCTGCTCGTGAATAGGCCAGCTAGTGGCCGTGTACTCGTATTGTGTTTTCGTCGTCATTTCAAACCTCCCCAAGTTTTTGCCATATGTCCCTCAGCTTCAACCGGCACCCTCAGCTCGATACCACTGTGCTCAGTCAACGCCTCCAGCACCAACCCGTTCATCACCGGCCACAGGTCCTCGTCGAATTTCAGTATCACCTCGTCATGTACCTGTAGACACCACTGGACGTTTTCACCCGCCCGCTGTAGGTCTCGTACGTGTCGATCGAGCCACACCATGGACCGCTGAATCATCCCCTGAGCGCCGCCCTGTATCTTGTGGTTGGTGGCGATCCGCTCAGCTTCTGCCCTGACCGAGTTGTCGTCCGACCAGATACCCGGCAAGTACCTGACCATCCCCCAGCAGTCGGTCACCAGCCCCTCGCGCCTTGCTTGCGCGGTGTTCTCGCTGACGTACTCGGCAACGCCGCTGTAGGTCGTAAACCACTTCTCGATACCGTCCTTGCATCTCGCATCGGTCCAGCCCGTCAGCCCCTGTTTCTGGAGGAGTATCATGTAGGTGTGCGGGCTCATTCCGTAGAGGATGCCAAACGTGCCAGTCTTGGCCGCCACCCTCTGGTCCTTGGTCACGTCTGCCGCGTCGACCTCAAACATCCTGGTTGCCGTCTCGGTGTGGATGTCGACACCGTCACGCAGCATCCGACACAGCAGCTTGTCTCGCGACTCGTGGGCAGCCACCCTGACCTCGATCTGGCTTAGGTCCCACGCGCCAAACACCTCGCCGTCAGGGCACACGTACCCCTCGCGCACCTTGAGCCCCAGCTCGGACCTGGCCGGTATGTTGAGTAGGTTCGGGTCGGCAGCCGCCAGTCGCCTGGTAGCGGTGCGAGTCATTTTGATCTGACACCTGACCGGGTGGATGTCCTCGCCGACGGGTATGCGTGTCAGCACCGGCTTACAGAACGAGTCCCGTATGTGCTGATGCTCGCGCCACTCAAACACGTCACTGATAGCCGGGTCGGTATAGCGTAGGTGCTCGATTGAATCCTTGCCCGTCGACATCGAGCCGGTAGCCGTCCGCTTGGCGGGCTGTAGACCTCGACGTCTCAGTAGCGACGCCACCTGTAGGGGCGACTTGGGGTTGAACGGCTTACTGCTGTAGTAGCGGTGAGAGATCCGCGACCCGATCCGCCACATGGCGTCCTGCATGGTGTCGGCCAACTGCTCAAAGTAGGCCCGGCTAGCAGGCATTCCGTTGTGCTGCATCTCCTCGAAAATCGGCAACACCTCCGACCCGTTCGACATCAGGTCGTCAAATCCTCTCGCCTCCAGCTCGGGTAGTAGCCGCTCGTACACTCTCAATGCTGCGTCGGCATCACGACTCGCATACCTGACTGCTACGTCCCGTGGTATGTCCGCCAGTGATCCCTCGGGCATCGGGCCTAGCTTTTCCTCGACCATGTCACGCAGCGCCGGGTGTACTTTCTTCCAGCGGTCAAGCGGGTCGGTGCGGTTGCCGTCCTTGTCGAGCTTCTCCGAGTAGTAGTCGACCAGTATCGACTCAGCACGTCGCTCTACCGGCTGTACCGTTTTCAGCCTCGCCGTGCCGTCGTTGCTGTACTCGATGTAGGGGTCGGCTTTGGGCCATGGCTCTAGTTCCAACAGGTCACCGAGGTAGTCCATCTGTAAGTCGATACCCACGTCACCGACCACCTCGCTGTAGCTCTGCATCACCATGCCGGTCCAGCGGTAGGCCAGGGGCTTGAGTCCTTGGGGCTCCAGCCGCAGCAAGTACGCCGCATACATCGAATCCCAGCACTTGGCGTCGCGCAACTCCAGCCCCATGACTCGGCACATCTCGATGTCGAACATGGCGTTGTGCATCACCGCCACAGCACCGCCGTCGACTAGCTGCTGGATGGCGTCGATACCCTCGGCGAAGTCGTCGCGCTCGTACCTGAGTGTGTAGCCGCTACCGGCCGCGATCGACACCTGTACAGACCACGGGTCGGACGTACTGCCCTCGGTGTCGATACCCACGACCTCAGCCTGTGTCACGCTCAGGTAGTCAGCCAACCACCCACCGCCCACGTCGGCATAGTGACCCTCGTGCTCGTCGCGTGCCGGGAACTCCAGCGCCTGTCTGTCTTGCGCGTCGATGGTCAACGCTATCTGTTCGTAGTCCCAGTCGATCAGCGCCTTGACGTCGTTATCGTAGAACCCGGCCGCCGGGTGGTAGACAGGTAGTACGACCGCGCCCATAGCTCGGTCCTTGCGACTAGGATCAAACGCGCCCGCGTGGTGAGGTAGGCCGTGTACTGTCTCCATATCGACCGAGTCACCCAAAAACCAGCGAGTCGCAAACCGCCCGACCGCGACGATAAGTAGGGGCTGGACCTTCCTCACCTCGTTGATCAGCACGGGTGTCCAGTGCTTGACCTGTGCCGGTGTCGGGTCGGGGTTGCCATCGCGGTACTCCTTGACGACGTTGGTGCGATACCACAGCACCGCCGTCAACCCTCTACGCTGTAAGTACCACTCCTGTTCCTGGCCGGACTTGCCCACAAACGGCTTACCTCTGGCTGCTTCCTCGCGCCCTGGTGCCTCGCCGACCAGCATGACCGAGTTAGGAGTACGGCCGCAGCCGTTGACAGTGATCATGCGCTCGCCATCTGTTCTCGTAGCTTAGCCACTGCCGGGCCAGTTATCTCACCCACGGACATCCACCCAAACTCAAACTTGGCGTCGGCGGTATTGCACCGCGACCGCAGCCTGCACGGGCCCGCGTACCCCGGCACCCAGTCGCTAATCTCGACGGCGGTGGCGCTGAGGAACGAAGCGTTTAGCTCGCCTGCAACTCCCTGCTTGACAGTGAACTCACCCTCTACGCGGATCAGGCCCCACATCGGGGGACCGTCGGCATCGACAGGGCCGATGATGTCCACCGACGCGATGGTGTAGCCGTCCTGTACCGATAGCCGCCTCATGTAGCGCTCAGTCACGTCGCCAGGCCTACCTCATCAGGACCGGCGATCGGGAAATCGACCAGCATGTCGCGCAAGACGACCACCGAAAACTCCGTCATCGGCAGGTAGGTAACGCTCTCTCGTCCCCCGCGCTTCGTCGACACAACCAGCATCCAGTTGTCGCCTGCCTGCTCCGACAGCGTGATTACCGTCTCGCCGTCTGGGTAGTTGATACGTCTGCTAGCCGTCTCTGCGGCATTGAATGTCACGTTTCTCATCTCTCGTATCTCCTCTCTGCCAGCCACCGCCACCTGTCCCACCGTCGCCTCGCCGAGTACAGCCTGTGCGCTCTCCACTGGCACATACACGACACCGCGAGCCAGAACAGTTGCTTGATCATCCGGCCTTCTCGGTAAATATCTCTTCCAGCTTGTCGTGCTGGTTGCCGGTCAGACCTCGTCCGCCAGCAACCACCCGCCACCGCATGTCCTCGACGAAGTCCATCTCCCAGGCGGTAAACCCGCTGTCACTCTGCTCCAGCCGCTCGCTGAGCTGGTCTATCATCTCTCGGTCTGTCAGTTCCCTCACTGTTCACCCTCCTGTTCAGCCATGTGATAATCGGCCACGTCGCCACCGAGCAGCACGACGGGCACTGACGCGTAAAGGACGTCAGCCTCTGGCCGGTGTCGAATACCTCGTCACAGTCAATACACAGCCACGCTGCTACGAGTTTCATCTCACTGCCTCCCCTACCGTTTTCGCGATCACCTTACCTATCCCGTCAACCTTCGCCCACTCGTCAGGTCCCGCGTTGATCATCTGTTGGATGCTTCCAAAGTGCTTGGCCACAGCCACCGCCCGCGTGTACCCGACCCCGGGTAGCTGCGCCGCTACCTTGGCTCGCAAACACACGTCCTCGCTCATCCCCGGCATCAGGCTGACGGCTCGTGACCGGTCAAAGGTTTTCATTCCCTTGTGCTGGTGCCATTCCTTCGACCACCACCTGTACAGCACCCCAATCCACATGGCTGCTTCCTTCATGGTGTCGACCCGCTTGATACGCATCCCGGCCGCCGTCAGCGTCAACAGCAACGACTCAACGTACCCGTACGGCACCCACCGCTCGCCGAGCTTGAACGATCGCCACGACTTGCCGCGACGGATCTGTAGCCGACCCTCTCTCACACTCGGCCTGTAGATCCCGTAGTACAGCAGCCAGCTCACGTCGTACTCGGCCAGCATGTCGGGTATTTGCTTCGCCTGTAGCCGTCCTCTGTCGGCGCTGGAGATCATCTCTGGCAGTGACTTGACCTCTACCCCTACCAGCACGGGCCCGTCGGGACCATTGCCAGCAAACGCCGCGTCGGCACTGTCGAGTGTGCATATCTCGCCGATGGTGTCGAGCGGCTTGAACCTGACTAGCTCCTTAGACCCGGCGCGATAGTCGATCATCACAGTCACTGGTCGAACCCCATTAGCTCGTTGTAGTCGAACTTGGTTTTGAGCGCCCCGTGGATGTCGACCGTGGTGTCGCTGATCTCCTCGACCGTGTCCTTGTAGGTGACGTAGTACGAAGGTACCAGCAGATCGCCGAGTGCGAACCGCTCACCTTTATGGGTCAGCATGTAGGTGCCGGGTGCCGCTCTGTTTTCCTTGGGGGCTCGTTCCAGTATTCCCCAGAACCGCAGCTTGGCGGCGTCACCCGGTCGTGCCGCCTTGGGGTATTTCATCAGAAAGCGCCGAGTCATCTTCTCCATGTTGAACCACCGACGGCTGCCGTGGACACGGTACACGTAGGTGGCAAACGCTGCCATCGTGTGGTGCATTTTTCGTGTGTATCGCTTGGCGAGTCTGAGACAGCACGGGCATACCACACCCTGGTCCATCAGCTCGTTGACCACCGTCCGCGCCTCGGCCAGCGACAACCCGTCAGACCAGCTCGTGTCCTTTAGAATCATCGCCCCATCCTTGGTGACCGGCCCGTATCTGGGCGAACGCTTTACCGTTGACTAGCCGCTCCATGCCGCCAGCCATCAGGTTGGCTACTTGCTTGTCCTCTGCCCGCGACGAGATCCTGACCCCGGCAGCTATCCGCATGGCGGTACTACCTATCAAGTCACACACCCGCTCGCGCTCTCTGACAGCCTCAGCCTCGGCGAACTTGACCAACGCGTCGACCGCCTCCAGCTCAGTGAGGCCCTCGTGCGTGAGCTTGTTGTACACGTGGATAGCTGCACGCTCCAGCATCTCAGGGTTAGCGGTCATGTCAGCCACTCCTCCTCGTCAGACTCAGCGACGATCGCCATCACGTACCCAAATCGTGAGTCCTCGTTGTCGAACTCCAGCCCCTCGCTAAACGCGTTCCACCACCCCTTTTCTACCTTCGATGTAAACGTGTTGGCGATGATGTCTCGCTCGGTTCTGACAATCACGTCAGCCAGATAGTGGACGTCCTTTTGCCCGGCTCGTATCGTTTTACCGGTCCGCTGACCCATGCCCGATTTCGACTCGCGGTACTCGTCCTTGGTCTGACCTACCGCGATCAGGTTGGTGCCGTCCTGGTGGCGGAAGTGCTTGAACAGCGACCGCCACTCGGCGTTGACCGGGCCATAGTTGGCGTCGATGCGACCGCCTGACGGCTTGAGGTCGCCGAACCTGGCCAGGCGTATCAGCTCCCAGGCCTCGGTGTGGGTGTCGATGATGATGGTCCTGGCCCACTCGTAGGCATCGTAGATCGCATCGGACATCGCGCCCCACACCTTGTCAGCTTCATCTGCTACCGCTTCGTGTCCTCTAGCCCCCGACAGGTCGACGCCGAAGTCGAACAGACGTATCTCCTTGTCGCGTGCGAACGGCTGGATGATGCCCTCGATTTTCTCGCTGGCGTGGATGAGTGCGATCGGCCCGGGTGCCGTCAGCGCTAGCGTGGTACGCCCGGTGCCGGTGTCGCCGTAGATCTCCATGAAAACACACCGCCTAGTTAGTTGCGTCGGTGCGTCTTCCCACGCTACAGACTCGGTTGACTTGGCTGCCGCTGACGTTTTTCTTTTTATTCCCATCGTCTCTCCCTGTCAAAAAGCGACCGGGGGGCGGGGTAGGCCGGAGTTGAACCGTATCGGCATTCGTTTGTATGCCACCCCGCCAGCCATCATTAAGCCTCGCCTCTGTCTCGTTCTCATCTTCTATTCCCCTATTCCCTCGATCAGCGCACGGCAGAGGGTGTAGTTGTCTCTTTCATCAATCATTCTCTTTTGGGTGCCATGATCCATAATGAGTGGCGCTTTCTCCACCCGCGCCAGCACCGCCTCTAGTGGGTTAGTCATGGGATGGGTTTCTCCTTGTTCAGTGATTTGACACAGACACCACAGAACATTGGACTCCTCCCACATCGACACTTGCGCCCCTGCGCCTCCTCCAGCGCGTCTAGGACGGTGCGTACATCACTCCAGAGTGACGGCGCTTCTCGGCATAGTTTCTCTAACGCTTCCACCGCAGCCCCAATGTCACGATCTGTCGGTACTTGTTGAGATGTACCTGCGTTTCGTTCCTTGTCAGTCATCGTCTGTCCCTCCAATGTGTTTTCTCGGGCATCAAAATCGTTGTGCCAATCACCCCGACGAACTGAACTTTTAAGAGCACGTCTCCGGATGTGCCTCCGTGCGAGACAATCAGGTGATCGAAGCAGGGCAGACACAAAACACCAAGGCGCAAGTGTTTTGGAACAACCGTTTCCCAGGCGTCGTCAGTAACCGTATAGTCGAATGCAACTCTCCGGTGACAGATGCCACAAGGCAACACAAGTCCATCAGAGATACCTTCGGGCAGACCGGCGTTCATCGAAACCCTCCGCCTGTTTTTGACACGGCCCCACATCGGGAGCATTCGTAGTACGTTTGGCCCGTGTGAGGGTCCGCCACCCTCTTCCACGCATGATCTAGAAGGTGACACACCTTATGCAAGAACCACTCTCTTCTTCTACTCATTTCTCCCCCTTCCAATTCTAGAATCGCGTCACAGACTGCGGCCTTCCATTCGTCCCAAGTCAGCACATCGGGATCAGGAAAAAAGAATGCGCCGGAACCAGTCTCATCCCACCACCGCATCACATTCCCAAAGTCCGAGTCGTTGGTGTAGGGGTCGGGCCAATCTGGCAAAAGACAAGAATTATCAAGACTGGGATTGTGTGGCCCGTAGTCTTTTGGTGCAGCCCAATTTCCACACAACCACCACCCCATCAACCGCGCCAGCCGTTCGCGCTTGGCGAGGGCCGGCAAGTCTCCCTCTTCCAATCGTGCTACATAGCCCACCATTGTCGAATCGTCACTCATTCCCACCCCCACAGTGCTCGCGGACGATGGCGAGAATCGTTTCTCGGTTCATAATGATTACAGCAGCAGGCGATCCTTTCACCGCCGCTTCCAACTCCTCCCCAACCTTGCGGCGCTCGTCGGCACGATAGAAATTCTCTGTCTTGATTGACACTTCTGACTGATCCATCCCCTCTTCCCGCGCTGCGTCGAGGGCGGCTTCGAGAATGTCTATCTGCCAAACAGCGGCTATTCCGCCTCCTGTCAATTCGGAAAACAACTCCCGCGCCCGTTCCTTGCTAGTCGTCATCGCTGTCCTCGGCCGCTATCGGGATGAACACGCATAGACCGATGCTCTGTACACCAAGGTGATAGGTCCTACCTCTCACCTCAAACGAGGCCATGTGGTCAAGGACCGCTCGCGTGATAGTCCGCATTCCCGGCACCCGTTTGCCGAGGTTGTCCATCTTTACTTCAATGGTGATCGTGACTGGTTTCATCTCGTCCCTGCCTCTCTAGTCATCAGCTCGCTATGCGTCGTCAGCTTGGCCCAGTTCTCGGCCAGCTCGTAGTCGTCAAATGTCCTCTCCCAGCACCGGTAGATAGGCTCCGGTGCTCCTCTGTAATCGCCCATCACGTGACACACATGCAACCGCCCGGTACGAACACCAAACATGTGGCAGTACGCCATCAGTTGCACCCAGTACCGCCAGAATTTCTCACTGTCGGGCCCGTGTTTGGTGGACATCCAGGTCAGTTTGATCTCGTGGAGTACCATCTCTACGACATCCAACAAATCCGGTGTCCCGTACTTGCCGTCTAGCTCCAGCTCGCCTGGTTGCACGTACCTGTCCGGCTGGTCGAGCTGGTACCGTGCGATGATCGCGTGCTCTAGCGCGTTGCCTAGTTCCCACATGGTCTGCGGGTCATCGCCCTCTCGCTTGGCGTAGTGACCCAGCCGCAGACACAAGTCGTTGATCACCTCGCTGACGTGTACGCCCTTCGACCGATTCAGCATCGGTAGCAAGTCCGGCATGCCCTCGAAAATCAGCACGGCCTCGCTCACGTCGTCACCTCAAAAAGTAATGTTCTGGATCTCGACAAGCAAAAAAGTGTACCGGGGCAGACAGCGAAGGAGGGTCTCACGCCAGCCCACAGACCAACGCGAGGGGTAACCACCCACCCCGGTACAACAGTCATCTACGTCACTCCCTCAGTAGCCGACAGCTACGCGAGCGTCAGCACGCCCTCGTCCTCGTCGAACTCCCACGCCTCGCGTGAGTTGAGGTACTCGACGCTTGCCGCACGCTTGACCGCTTTGGCCTTCTCCGCACCGGCAAACACCTTGATGACCAGACCCGGCAGCTTGGCTTTCGGCAACTCTTCCGCCTCAACCAGTGCCTCAAGTATGACCTCCTCGATCCGATCGTCCAGGTCGCTGTCGACCTTGGGCGTGGATTTGGTGGTCGACTTCGACGACTTCTTGCTCGTCCGCTTCTTGCGCGTCTTGGGCTTCGCCTCGCTGATCTCGGTGACGACCAGAATGGTTTTCTGGCGAGTGTCACCGTCACCACTGGGGCGAACGATACCCGACCGCTTCTGTTGCGGCACTCGGTTGAAATGCCCGGCCAGCCCCTCGACAAAGCGCACGTCGGCGTCCATGTCATCGGGTGGGAACTCGGCATCTCGCAGCTTGAACAGAAAATCTGCCCAGTTGCTGTTGTTGTTGAGCTGCTCACGAGCGCCGGTCGGGAACGCGTACACGCCCTCCATGTCGGCTTTGTCGTCGGCGTCGAGATCGACTGGCGACTTGCCGTCCATGGACGGCACGAAGTACTCCAGGTCCCCGGCCGAGTAGTGCTGCGTGAACTCCTCAAACCCGCTATCCTCGTCAGGCTCGATAGTCAGCCTGACCGCGAGAATATCGTGGTCGAGCTTGCCGTCGTAGTCCCACGGCACAACTCGGGCCTCGGTGATCTGACCGTCGAAATCGTCGGCTAGACCTGCCGAGACCATGTTGTCCGGGTTCATGCTGGCTACCCGGACGGGTTGCTGCTTTGGCATCTGCTTACCTCCTGTGCTGTGTCAGCACGGCTGTTGTAGAGGGTGTATCCCTCCGTTTAGCTATCGAGTGGCAACGGCTCAGGGGCTCGTCCCTTCACCGTCCGCCACGCGTGTTTGAACCAGCCGGGAAACACCCCGGCTTTTTGAAACCAACGCCAGTGGTCGTCGATCATGAACGTCTCGCACATGTCATCAGCCGACCTCATACCTCGGCCGTACTGCTGGACGATGGTCTGTGCCGCGAGGTGCTTGACGTATCCCTTGTCGTCGGCCGACCTCGCTTTGATCAGTGGTGACCGACCATCGACAAACGGCACCTTGGCGAGTATCTGGTATCTGCACTCATCGTACGGAAAATCGAACCCCTCCTCTATCGACGGGCTGACCAGCACACACGGTGGGTCGGCTGCCTTGAACGCTTCGACCACCGCCCTGGTCGAGCGTGTGTCGTGAGTCAGCATCATGTCGCTGTGTTTGCTACGGGCCATTACTTGCTTGGCGCGGGCGTACGACCTGGTGTGGATGATGCCCTTGCGATCTAGTCGCTCGCCCACTATCGCGTCGATGCGATTGATCCACATGCGGACCTGTCCCTCGACCATGCGCCGGTCTACTCGCGTCGTAGGCACATAGGTAAACGGTCGGCGGGCTGCTTTGAATCCGCCTCTGACCTCGTGGTAGGTGTGGGAGTTGTCACCGATACCTAAGTACTTGGCTATGCTTGGTGACAGCGTCGCCGAGCACAACACGACGTTGGGAATACTACGAAACAGGTACCGCTCAGCAAACCGCTGCGGCCACAGTGGCGTGATGTTGGCACCGCGCCGGGTGTCCTCGACCACCCACTGACCGTCAGGTGACGCGCCGAGTTCTTTCAAGTCCCGCCCTAGCCTCGACAGGTAGTTGACGTCCTCGCGTGCTGCCCGGCTGGGGTTGGGGTCGCCCTTCAATTCAGCGCGTAACTCGGTAGCCCGATTGCTAGCGTGTATCGCTACCTCAGCCGCCCACTCCGACCACCGCAGCGGGGTGTCAGATACTTTCGGTGTCTTGATCCGTAGTAGGGTCCTGATCTTTCCTTCGTCTATCTTGATCGTACAAAACCCCGACAGCCAGTCCGGTGCCCCGTGCGCCTCGTCGAGCACTATGAGGTCGAACACACCTAGCGTCGTCGGGTCGCTGTACTTGTTGATCGACATCCAATAGGCGTAGTTGGTCACCACGATGTCGGCGTCACAGGCTGCCTGTCGAGCGAGTATGTAGGGACATTCAACCGGCCCGTGCTCCTCGTGGCGCAGACGACAGTACGAGAAGTCCCACAGCTCACAACTCGTGCGTAGCTCCCGACAGTGGTAGTTCGACTGACCGCGCATGTCCACCATGCCGGTCACCGCGAAGTCGGCCATGAGCTGCTTCTGTAGCCCCTTGGTGCCGACCAGTACTAGAGTCCTACCGCTCGTCATCTGCGACACCGCCATGTAGACCAGGGACTTACCAACTCCAGTAGGTGCCGACAATAGCGAGAACCTGCGCTCGTCACTGGCGATGTCCAGTGACGACCTAAGCTGGCTGGGTCGGAACTCGACAAACTTGGCAGGCAGCCCGAGGTCAGTAGGTATCAACGACACCTCCGTCGTCTCTGTTCTGTCCTCTCCTCGCGCCTGAGTCTCGGTATCTCGCTGTGCAGGCTGATCGCTAGTCCGCCGCTGAGAAACGCCGCACCCGGGGACGTCCTGGTGACCTCCTGTGTCGAGCCACCTATCTTGACCAGGTCGTCAGACCTCAGTGGTGCCTCGGTGTCGATGTGCCACCCTCGCGGCCGTACCTTTCTACCTACCAGTATCCTCACTTCTCTACCCCTGTCAGGGCCTCGATTAGATCATTGATACGGGGTGCCCGTCAAGCACCCCTACATGCAGTGGTAGGAGCCCGCAAGTACCACTACATGCTGTGGTTGTCGTCGTCACCATCCCCAGCGCGACCTCTGTTCTTGGGCGCGGTCGTAGCGCAGGTAGTCGACCTCCCACGACGACATGAATGACTCGCGCTCGCGCTTCCAATATTTACCGCGCTGGTGCAGCTTGGCGATTCCCGGCAGGTTGCTGGTACAGCTCGTCGGCCAGATGTCGAACCAGATAGAGTCGAACTTTTGACCATCCGTAGGCACCCAGGTGAACACGTCACCCTCGACCACCGTCAGCCGCTTGTCGGTAAAGTGCGGTGCCACCAGAGCGATAACACGCGGGTCGCTCTCTACCACCGTGATGCTGTTGATCTTCGACGGCTTGTCGCTGTACCTCGGCGGTTTGAGTCGGTGTCTCGACAGCAGCGCCCTGACCACCATGCCGATACCCAGCCCACCGACGAGCACGTCACCTCGGGCCGCGTGGACGAACCGGGATTGGTGGTCTGCTCGTACGTGGTGTCGCTCATCATCACCCCGTTGCCGTCGAGACTCAGCCGACAGTACCGCCCCGGCTCGATTCTCTGCCTGCCCCCGCCTGGTGACATGTAAGCACGGAGATTGAACGAGCGGGCGTCTTGCTTGCTGATGGTGAAGTGGACCACCTCAGCGCCTCGCCCTCTGGTACGACCTCGACCATCGGCCTGAACGGGTACGTGTGCGACCGCCTACAGGACATCGGTAGGCTCCAACCAGACAAACCTTTTGATCACGTCCCACTCGGCGCTCGTCAGCTCGTGCATCTCGTCCCACCCGAGCACGGCGAACGCGTCCCGTAGCACAGCAGCGTCCTGGTGCCACACCAGCCTGTCGCCGCCAGGCACCGTCCCGTAGCTCCAGCACACCTTGACCAGCGCATCCTCCAGCTCGGCCACCCGCCCTCGTAGCTGGTGACTACTAGCCATCGACGCGATCACCTGTCGCATGTACTGCCGTATGCCACCTATCATCGACAGCGGTCTGCGGTCCTTGAACAGTCCCATACCTACCTCCTACCTGTTAGCGACGTCTACCCCTTTTTATCCGGCACTCAGTCGTGTGCCTGACCACTATCTCGCCGTGGTCTCTCTGCAACATCTCCGACGAGTACGTCAGCTCTAGCTGCCCGGGCTCGTACCCGGTGCGTCTGATCGCTGCTACCATTGTGTTGATCTCTCGCGTCAGATCGTCGCTGATGCGGTTGCTGAACACCCACACCCGAGACCCCGCCAATCCACTCATGCACGACGTGCAGATGACGCCTTGGGTGAGTTCGTTGACTGGTACCTCTCGCGCACACGTCCCGCAGTGCTTGGTCATAGTCCTGCCTCCTCGATCCACGTCAGCAGCTTGTCCCTCTCGACTCTCTCATCCTCGACCACCTCGCCTCTATGTGCCGAGTCCATCTCGTCCTGTATGGCGTCGTCGATCTCGTCTGCCAACTGGTCCGGGCTCATGGCCTCGACCTGGACGGTACCGCCTACCCACCCCTTGCTGCGTGAGTCGGTAGCCTTTGGTGGTGCTTCCTCCAGTCGGTAGTCAGCCATCTGGTCGGTGGTCACGGCGATGCGCCGCCACTGGGAAATATGTGCGTACATCTTTGCCAGCAACTCACGAGTCGAGATGCCACCGTTAGCAGCGGCGTTGCGTATGGCGTCGCCGTGCTCTCTGCCGACTATCCCGATCACCATGGCAGGTATGTCGTCTCGCAAGTTGTCGTAGATCGCCACCCCCGACGGGTCGTGGTCACCCACATGCAGCACCTTGGTTGGCTGTCCGGTCTCGTAGTACCGATCGACAATCCGCCGCGCCGCTTCGTACTTCATCGTGGTGCTATTGAATCCACCGCTGCTGTACACCTCGACGCCGTACGGCCACGACACGTTGAATGCCTGTGGCACCATGCCCGCCGCCTCGACCCACAGCTCCAGTACTGTCTCCTGCCCGTGCTGGCGGTCCTGTCGATAGCTCCTCTCCACGTACCCGGGCAGCCACCTAGCAAAGTCTCTCGCACTGTCCCAGGTCAGGCCGTACTTGTGGGTCACACCGTCGTCGCGTATGTGCTCAAACGGAACTAGCCCCGCACGCCTGGCCCGGTTCAGCTTATCGAGCAGCCGCTTGTAGGCTCGCTCGGTTTTCTCGTACCCGTAGGCACCGACCAGGCGGTAGAAAATCTGCCTGCCGGTCAGCGGCAGGTAGTCAGCGTACTCGTCGAGTATGAGGGCGACTTGACCGATGAGGACCACCGACTCGGTGCTCGGGTTCCACGTGGCTAGACCTACTGGCTGGGTCACGACTGCGCCTCGACCCAGTCCTGTACTAACTGCCCCGGGTGGTCGTTGCCGAGTATCGCGGTGAGCTGAGCCATCGTCAGCTCGTGCGCGTGCTCGACCCACTTGACGACGGCGTCGAGGTAGTCACGCGGCGGTAGCACCGGCTCGTTCGTCTCACTTACCGTCGCCACCATCGCTTGTGCAAACGGCAGCGGCTGACCGGCGCAGAACTCCAACCCACCAGTCGGCTCCATGCCCTCGGTGATCATCCTCTCGACGCCATGCTCCAGGTCCTGGGTGGTGAGTGCTTTGACAATCTCGTACTGCATACCTATCTCCTCAGCACGCCACTATGTAGTGCGTCCGGCCCTCGTAGATGTCGCACGGTACGGGGCTGTGGTTCGGGTTGCCGCTGACGCGCTTCACCAACGACCAGCCGCCAGTCACGCCGCTCGGGTTGGTCAGGTTGCAGTGGGCAAGGATCTCGGCGTCGGTGGCATCGCCGACTGCACACACTTGCATGTAGCACAGCCCGAGAACCGGCTTGGTCACCTCTACTCGCTTCATCTCCTGCCGTCCTTTCTCAACTCGTCCTCCAGTGCCAGCCGCAGCGACACGGGGTTTAGCAGTATCCCCATCTCTCTGGCCTTATGCACCACCTCGGACCAGGTCACTCGATACTCAG